TTATTCTTCGTGGGCGTCAGAAAGCGTCGCCTTTGCCTCTCGAATTTCTTCTTCTGGCGCAGGCCCAGCGTCGATCAAATCAACCGGGATTAGCTGGACCATCGCCCGAGCTTCCTCCGGCGTGCATGTCAGCCATCTGTCGAAGTCGTGCTTTTCGATCGAAACCACGGAGCGCTTGTCCTGCACTTCGAGCGGTTTCTTTGTCGCCCTATCGATCTCGGGCCTGTGCATGCGAGACATGATCGGGTGCAGATTGGCATTGATCGTGAGCATGGTGTAGCTCTCCCACACCTTCTCCGTCTCCAGATCCCTCCAGGTGCTCCATAGACCGGCCAGGCCCCAGGGGCGCCCGTCCGCGCGCCGGAAGCTCCACCACTGGTTCTTGCCCGACTCCCAGTTCGGCTCGTCGAAGCTCCAGGCCGGGATGATGCAGCGCCTGCTCAGCTTCCATGCGTCCTTGTATGCCGGCTTCTTCTCGATGCCAGCGAAACGGGCGTTGTGCGTAGCCAGCACCTTGCCTTTCGTCTCGCCCTTGCGCGCCGGCGCGGTCGGGACATGGCTGCTCGACCACGCCGGAATCAGCGACCACTGTCCCACCGCAATCTCGCGTTCGTACTCCGTCTTGTCGACAGCACGACGCATGAACGGCCCGGTGTACATCGGCCGCATGCTGCGCAGCCAACGCTCAGCGCTGCGGGCTCCGATGTACCAGGCCGCCTCAATCTCGCGGTCCTCGGGCGATATGTAACGAGTACACATGACTGACATTCTGCGTCGGGAAATCTGTTGACGGTCATAAACCCTGGGAAGATACTGTAAATCCATACAGTACCTTTAGGAGCTAGAAATGCCTGAAATCACCCCGCAGCCGAGCTACGTCGTCTGGGCCTCCCTGTTCGCCTCGGAATGGCTACTACTGGCCGAAGGCCGCGGAGACTACGAGAGCTTGTTCTCCCAGGGTCTCGCATTGCATAGGGTCGTTGGCGGCCACCCTGCGAAAGAGATTGCCGCCGTCCATTTCAAGAACTGCAGCTCCGATAGCGAAGACCTCGTTCGCGACCCTGTGGGAGAGTTCGAGAAGCTGGCGATGCGCGCCGAGATCATCATGAATGGCGACAAGCTGAATCCCGCCCTGCAGGAGTTCGCTTTCAATGTCGTCGAGCTGTGCGCCGCGACGGCCGACGGGTTCGGGCACCCGAAAAAGGGCAACGCTGGCGACCGCATCAGAGCGCTCTATGGACGCCTGCCTTTCTAGCCTTGGCCCAGTGAGTACGTGATGGAAATTGAGGTTGAGCTGGTGGAAATGGCGCGCAGGGTCGGTGAACTCGGCCCGGACGATCCGATGCGCCCCACCCTGCGTGATTTCGCCGATGAGGTCGCCGGGCGCTGTGCGCGCATCGGCGACCTGTATGGCGACTGGGACCGGAATGCCGGTGACCACATCCGCGCTGTGATGCATGAGTTGCCTGGGCTCATGCCCAAGCCCGCGGCGAAGTCCTGAGGCCAGCATGCGAGTGAAGATGCGCCGCCGCTACAGAGGCGGCACCAAGCTCAGCAAGCGTGAGTTTGTAGATCAGGACTGGGCCTGCGGCATGCTGGAGCTGCGAACAGTAGATGACCGCCTGCAGCTCGGGCTCTGGCACGCACGGCCAGGTGACCCGCAGCCTCCGCTAGGAATTCTGTGGCGCCCCGAAATCGTCGCCTGTGCATCCGACACGATCAGCTTCGCCGGCGCGGAGCATGTGTCCGGGCGCTGGTGCTATCAAGTCTGGTTCTGCGAGTGCCACAACCTTCCCCGAGAACTGTCATTGAGCCTTCTGGAGAAGGCTGCTGGAGTTGACCATGAACCAAGCGGAATTTCACTTCCCGATTCCCCCGCAGGCGCCGCCCCAACATCGACCTGAACCCATAGAGGCGCCGGTCGATGATGAGCCGCTCGGTTTATCGAGTGTCGCAGCCACCAGGCAGAGCGCCTACATCGTGCGCTTCATGGACTATCCTCACCCGACGGCAGACATTCCGATGGCCACCCATTCTGGCCAATTCACGAAGGATAGCATTTCGACTCTATGCGGCCGCCTTTTTTTGAATTCTCACGCTGCTGTTTAAGACTTCGGGATGCCGGGGTGCCGACAGTTTTTGTAGCCCCAAACCCTAGTTGACGTTGCGCGATATATGTCACTCTTTGACCATCGATCTCCACGTTGAATCCGAGCAATCCATACGAAAAAGAATAGAGGAATTCGAATTCACGGCCATTTTGATTACTTACCACCTTATATGCGTCGCGACACACCCCAAAAGCGCGCACTACCGTATGGCCTGTAATTTTGAAAACAGCCCCATTTTGATTCCATTCAGAAGGAATGCCGCCTCTTTCACGAGGAAAAGAAAAACTAATCCATTCGCTGTTGAAGCAGGAAAACCCTCCATTGCCGTCACAAAATTCTGCGTTAATTGCCCTATCTCCCGAAATGATCATGGGAGGATCAATTTGAATCGAAATGGTAGGTCGTCCATCGAGAAGGTTGCTGTATTCGAAGGGGCTTGCGGCTGCATTTTGGATGGTCAGACCCATAGTCAATACAGCGGACCAGACTGCCTTCAGCACTCGCACTCTCCTTTCCAAAACTGGGTAGCCCATCTATCGGCGTCGATCTCGGCTGGAACAGTCTCCAGTTTTCTGAAAGCATCCCCAGGGCGCGCCAAATCATGATTTATTTTCATAAGATGCCGAAATTCATGGGCAAACACCAAGCCTTGACTTGGGTTTATGCCAGAACCTAAGTCAAAGAATCCCTTATTGAATTGCGACGACTGATTTTCATAATTTGTAAACGCATAATTATCTCCTTTGGCGCGCCTTAGTGGATCGCCTATATACGGGTCGATCGCAATCCGCCAGCGATCAAACTTTTCTAAGAGTTTCGGGCAATTTTTAGCAATCTTTTCCCTCATCGCCGCATTCGCATCTACCAAGTCTTTATATTTTCTGGCCGAAGCCATTTTTTCCCCAAAGGTACTGCCGGGCAGATCGATTTGCGCCAATCCAAACGGATCAGCTCCGTTCAACGCATCGCTTCCCACGTACGCGAATCGATTCCATCCACCATCCAACCCAATCGGATCTGGTTGGCTATATCGTCCCGTCCTCGCGTCATAGCTGCGGAAGTAGTTGTAATTGAGACCCGACTCCTCATCCGCATACTGCCCCGGGTACCTCAAATTGAACTTCACGTCCGACACGCTGGTCGCGCCCGGGTTTGGGGTCGCATCAAGGTCGGCGAAGCGGTTCTTTGCTGTCGTGGGCTTGTCCTCCCCGAAGGCGCTGTAGCTCCACTGCCAGACAGCTTGGCCATCCGAATTGGTTAGCTTCCTTGGAGTGTTCAAGTGGTCGCTGTGGACGGCATAGGTAGCGTTATTGATGACGGTCGCAATCGGCATCGGCCCATTAGCCGTGGGCAAGTAGATGTACTGCACATGGCCCGCACTGTTCGTGCCGCCGCTGCCCACCTCCGCGATCAAGTTTCCCTGTTCGTTGTAAACGTAGGCATAACCTAGTTGCTCAGCCTGCGATGTGCTTGGGCTCCACAGCTTCGTAAAGAAGGCGATGAGGCTTGCCATGAATCCAGGGTCGGCCTCATCGCCTTGTGTGGGTGGGTACAACGGTTCCGTCTTGAACACCCGCTGGCCGAGCGCGTTGTGCGCATAGCGCGTAGTCGGGCTGACATCGGTCGCACCAGTCGTTGCCGCTGCCAGCCTGCTCTCGGCATCGTAGGTGTAGCTGCGCAGGCCATCGGTCAAGAGGTCGCCGTTGGCGTTGTAGCCGTAGGTGACGCTGGTGCTGCTCGCTCCGTTGATGGTCTGGGCAAAGCCTGTGAGCTGGTTACTAGATGAGCCCACCGTATAGGTGCGGCTGGTGGTCTGGCCGTTCAGCACCCGGGTACTACTGGATCGGTTGCCATTGGCGTCGTAGCTGAAGCCCGCCGCGTTGCCCGTGGCGTCGAAGCTGGTAATACGCCCTACGCTGTTGTAGCCCACGCTCCAAGTCACGTTCGCATTGGCAATGGTGCTGTGGGTCGGATCAGTGTCCCCTGGTTGCCAAAGGTTCTGCGTGAGGCTCGTGATACGGCCTGCAGCGTCATAACCGTAGCTGCTGAACTCGGTGCTCGTGAGCCGGCCCGCGGTATCGTAGCTGCGGCTGGCGGCGAGCTTCGGGCTACTGGCGGTGAAGGCCCAGGTCCAGGCGGTGGGCTGGCCCAGCGGGTTCCAGGCGATGCCGCTGACCAACGGGTTGCCGTTCCAGTTCAGGCCCGTCAGGCGGCCCGTCGCATCGTAGACGTGGCTGAGGGTGCCTCCATTGGGATAGCCGATGCTCGCCAGGGTGCCGTTGGGGTTGTAGGCGTAGCTGACCTGCTGAACGCTGCCGTTGGCGAGGGTCTGCTTCTTGAGCGTCACTCGCCCGAAGGCATCCCGGGTGTACTCGGTGGTGCCGCTGCGGTCGAGGATCTCCGACAGATACCCCTTGCTGTTGGCCGTGAGGTCGTAGCGCAGGGTGGTGGTCTTGCCGTCGGCGAAGACCATCCCGGTGGGACGGCCCAGGGCATCCCGGGTGATGGTCGTGGCTTGGCCAAGGGCGTCGGTGACCTGGCTGGGCAGGCCGAGGTTGTCGTACTGGGTGCTGGAGCCGCCTGTGTCGGTGCTGCTCTCGGTGGTCGCGTTGCCCTGGGCATCGCGGCCATAGGCGGTCACCACGCCGTTGAAGTCCTTGGCCTCGGTTACAGCATCAAGGGCGTTGTACTGCAACTTTGCGAACGCCCAAGTCGAATCGCTAATAGTCTCCACCCGTCTCAAGGCGTCACGCCCGTACCTTAGAACGGTGTGATTCTGACCAGCCGTCAAGACCGTAAGGTCACCGTTTAAGTCGTAATCGAAGCTCTTGGTCTGATTTGGCCCCGCAGAAAAGGTCGAGATGCGATTAATCCTATTAATAACTCTAGCCGCGCTCCAAGCGACGTTGCCGGCGTCGTCCTTGATCTGCTCGGCGATGCGATTGCCCATGCCGTCAAGGGTATAGGTCCCGGATTCGCCTCGGTTATTGCTCCACCCTATCAGACGGTGGGCTGAGTCGTAGGTGTAAGTAACAACCAAGCCCGAAGGGAGAGATACCGACTCAACGGCACCATAGGGCTTATAGGCGATGACAGTGGTTTGCCCGCCGACGGTCTCTGTCAACAACCGATCACGCTGGTCATAGGCGTAGGTTGTGACTAGGCCGTTAGGGGCGGTCGAACTCGCCACGCGGTTGGCGGCATCGTAGGTATAGCTGGCGACATGACCAAGCGCATTGGTTGACGTGAGGACGTTGCCTCGGGAGTCGTATGTGTAGCTGGTCACCGCGCCATTAGGCTCGGTAGCAGTGGCCACGAGTCGCTGAGCGTTGTAACTCCACTGCCATACCTGGGTCCGGCCGGAGGCTGCGTCCGTGACAGTTTTGGACAGCACATTGCCTGCCGAGTCGTGAGAAAACGCGGTGGTACGACCGATTTCAGTGACCAACACAGGCAGCGAGTAGACCGAATGCCACTGCACGTTCATCGTTTGCGCTTCCGACCTGCGAGCACCTCGAACGATCGTAGTCGGCAATCTTCGCCCCACATCCCAAGTAGTGTTTGTCTCAACGTTATTGAAGTCAGTCTCAGAAGTTATGAGTCCATTCACATCTTGCACACGGCTACGAGCGTCAGGCTCATTCAGACCCGTCGTCAAAGAATTGGCAAGCACGACGACAGGGCTTTGGCCAAGGCTATAACTATAGGAGCGCGAGGTGCCAAGAGGATCAGTGACGGTGGCGAAGCTGTCCGATGGATAACTGACCTGATAGCGGTCGATAGAACCCGAAAGTTCAGAGCTGATTGCCCGACCTTGGCTGTCGTAAGCGAAGGTCGCAAAGCGATTCCCAGCCTCGTCGAACATCCCAGTTAGTGCATAAGGGAACGAGGCGCTTTCGTATACAAAGTTGCGAGTCTTGCCGTCGGGATAAGTGACGCCAGCCAGTCGGCCCAACGTGTCATAGCCATAGCTGATGGTGCGGGAGTCTGGCGTGGCGAGCGTGGCCAACCTACCTGCGCTGTCATAGTTGAGCGTGAGCGTGCGCCCAAAGACATTGTTGATGGAAGTGAGCTGCCCAGCGCTGTTGTAGACGAAGGTTGTTATTCGACCAGCGCGATCTGCAGCGGAGCGCAGCTTGCCGTCTGCGGAGAAAACCAGAGTGAAGTCATCTGTAACTCGGCGATAAGTCCAAGTTCCATCGCTGTTCTGAACGAGTGAGTCCGCGTTGTTCACCGCATTCCAAGTGGAAGCGCCAACCGCTTTCAAAAACTGTCGCGCCGATCCATCCGCCTTTACAACCGAAGCGACATCCGGACTTGTAGTCGAAGGGACAACCATACTTTCCGCATAGTTGTGTACCCAGGCTTTTCCCAACGCTCCGGCGGGCCGCGACGCGTCGGAGCCCCACGAGCTACGGTAAATCCGTGAGAACTCCAAAGGCGATGGACCACTATCTGAATAGTCGACTTCAAGCCGATATTTTTCCCCGGAAGCAGGAAGAATGGGATTGGTTGTACTACCTCCGGCCATACACATATTCACCTCGGCCGGAACACAAGCATTTTGCTTAGCGCTTACCTGAAACGCTGTCTTGCAGCCACAATTGCCTGACCATGGATCCACTACGCTGTTAGCGGGGCATCGTCTTTCCGACACCCAAATCCCGAGATTCGTATTTCCTTCTGAGACCCCGTGAAAATACTGTTCAACAATACACCTCCCATCCCCTTCGGAAGGATACGGAGGAAGAGCATCAGACCCTGGCGCGTCTCTAAACTCCCATTTGAGCTCGATCGAACCTGTATTAAATGCGTCCACCACAGCTTCACAAGCCAGTTTTGCGGTACGAAACGTGCCCAAATATCGTCCTCCGTAGTCGATATATGAACTAAATACTGGCTCTCTTTCAACCCAAGCATGCACCTCAACATGAGCGCCAAAGCCCATCAAACATAAAAATATCTGAAGAATATTTTTACGAGGTCCTGCAGTTGCTAGCGACAAAATTTGGCTCAAAATCCGACGCGCGTTAACAGACTTTTTAATCAAACCCCTCATACTGACCCTCCAATTCCAGTCGCAGCATGAACTTCACCGCGACTTTATATTTAGACCTGCAAGCAGTTCCTGCTGCACTATGAATCCTCCAAGATCCCCCACCCAAGGGAAGCAATCTTTTTTATTCATTCCTCTGCATTGGATACAGTTAGTTTCAGATTAGCCGATATCTCAAGGGCAGACAACAAAAATAAAAAACAAAACAACACTCAAAATACAAAAACGAGTATAAAAGTCTTCTTTTGTTGCCACGCGCTGACTTTTTAATTGGCTTCACTTCCGTTTCCCTCTTGCTCTTAAATGCACACACAAGTCCGAACGTGCGTGTCGGCCTCTGGCAACGCGACCAAACTTCGATCCTCCTAGCGCCCTGCCTGAGCTTCAACCTGGATGGTGGCCAGCGATGGCATCCGAGGCTCGCGCTCGCATCACTGTCGTGGCGCAACACTCGCCGCAATTGGTTAGGTGTCGCCGGCAGATCGCTTGCACTGCATCAGTGCGATCAGAAGTTCGCCCTCGTAACCTTCCCGGATTTCTAGCTCAGCGAGTACCGACGCAGCGAATTGGTCAACGTCCACGCCAGGCCTGAGTGCCTCGGTCGGCATTGCCGGCCGAGCAGGTACTTCAACCGAGCATTCGATTGGGACTGGAACCTTCACCAGCTGAAGCGAGGTTGCATGGCACCCGGCAAGCACGGTGCAAAGCCCGATCGCGGTCCAAGAACGCGCGAGAACCATCATCGCCTTTGCCTCCTCAACCATTCGTCAAAACGTAGCTGCGCACTCGCGCAGGCGTCACCGGGCACGGCCGCCGGCGTCGCGAGAATCGTCTGCGCTCGCGCCTCGTGGCCGAGCGCCACAGAACGCGCTGCAGCCTGCGCCTTCTTCGCCTCGGCCGCGCGCTTGTCCGCCAGGTCGCGAAGGTCTTCCGTCGCGTCGCTGCAGGCGGATGCCGCCGCCCGTGCATCGTCGCGCTGCAGCACCGAGGTGGCCGCCTTCTCGCGCGCTTCGATCCACGCCCAGCCGAGCGCAGCATTGCCGGCCACGCTCAGCCCGAGCGCTACCAACAGCGCTTGCACCGGGCTCATTTGCTCAGCACCTTGTAGGCCCGGGCCGTGGCCGTCTTGCGCTCGGCCAGCTTCAGCCGCGCCTTGCCGTTGATACGGCCGGTGATGTCGTAGACATCGCCGCGCTCGGCGGCCGGCAAACAGTCCTTGAAGACAGCGAACACCCAGCAGGCCGAGAGCGCAGCATGCTCCGGCTGCAGCAGCAGGTCGGGATTGCCGCGATAGTCGGCACTGAGCGCCCGCCCTGCAGCGATGTAGGCATCCTCCCAGGTCAACTGGATGAGGCCGCGTCCGTGGAAGCCCTTGTAACGCAGCATGCTCAGCGCACGCGGGTTGCGCACGTAGTCCTCGGCGCGGTAGCCGCCCTGCACGAACAGGCTCGGGAAGATCTCGCGCAGCCGCGCCGGCGTCGTGTAGTAGAGATCTTCTTCAACCTTCGAGAGGTTTTCGGACTCGATGGGGAGCTGCCCGAGAAAGCACGCCATCGCGTTGTCCGAGTGGATGCGGAAGCGGTTCATGCCGTCCGCCAGGTGCACCACGTAGCGCTCGGCGTTGGCGCGCGTGGCGCCGGTGCAGTCGATGAGGGTTTGAGTGTCGATCATGGTTTCTTCATTTCCTTTGCCGCCGTCTTGGCGGCTTGGTTGGCGGTCTGTGCGGCGGTCTGCGCCGTGCTCGCGGCCTCGCCCGCTGTCAGCGCGGCATTCGCCGCGGTGCCGGCTGCTTGGTCCACGCGGACGGCAAGGGCCTTGAGGCTGGTATCGAAGGTGTCGCGCAGGCGCGCGATTTCGGCCAGGTGGTCTTCGCGCTGGCGCAGCGCCTGTGCCTCGGCATTGCGGGCGGACCAGAAGTAGCCGGTGCCGAGGCCGCCGAGGAACAGGCTTCCGACTACGCCCACGGTTTCCAGCAGCCGGCGCCACTGGCGGGGTACGCGCACGCGCGGCTGTTCGTCGAGCGGCGCGCGATCCGAGTCGGTATGCGCGTCGTTGAGGTGCGAGTTATTGAGGTGCATGGATTTGTTCCTTCAACTGGCGAACCTGATCGCGCAGCAGCCCAAGCTCCGTCGTCTGCGCGGCGAGGGTTTCGCTCATCACCTTGAGTTGCCCTTTCATCTCCCATACCTGCTGCAGCGCCTCGTTGCGCTCGGCCGCGAACTTGTCGGCGCGCTCTTCGGCCTTCACGCGCGCGGCGCGCTCGCCTTCGAGGAGCTGCTGCCAGGTCGCGAGCGCGGCAATCTGCCCCTCGCTGTCCGCGCGCTCTTTCGCTTCGGTCGGCTGCTGTGCGCGCCAGACCTTGTATCCACCGGCGGCCGACAGAATCAGAAACGCAAGTTGCGCGATCGGATTGCCGGCGATGTCGCCCACGTCCATGAGGTGCCTCTTCTCTTTCTCTCTTTAGATTTCGACTTGAACGAAGGGCATCGAGGGCGCTTGGCCTTCAATGACGCCATCGCGCACAAAGACCTGATCGCCCACCGCGCCCTCGCCGCGCGCGGTCAGCACACCGCCACCGGGCAGCGCCAGCCGCGCCACGTCGCCATCGATGGCGGTAATCGTTGCGATCTGCAGCGGATAGCTCGGCAACAGGTCGAGGAAGGCGGCGTAGGGATTCGTCGAGGCCATGCTCATGCCTCCATGTGGGTTTCGAGGGTGATCGACTGGCGCAACACCGGGCGCTGCCAGTTCACGGCCACGCTGCGCACGAGGCCGAGGAAGGTCTCTGCGCCCTCTTCGTATTGCACGAGCGAGCCCGGATGGATGACGCCGGTTTCCGGGCGCACCTGAAGGCTCAGCGACACATTTGCCTGCGCGCCGGTGTCGGAGAGGATCGAAAGGCCGCGCTGCATGACGGCATCGCTGTGCGTGATGAGCGGGTGCGTCACCATGTCGGCCACGCTGTCGCCGGCGGTGCCGCTGCGCGTGGCCTGCCCCATGACGCCGTCTTTCGTGGTGCCGGCGACGAACACACGGTTGTAGTCCGGCTTCGTGAGCGGCTGGATGCCCTCGACCTCCACGGCCGCCGCCGGCAGCACGAAGTCGGGCCCGAGGGTGGACCAGTACCACGGCGCGGCCGGATAGCGCGGCAGCACGCGCAGCGTCGCGTCGGTCGCATGCGGCTGCACGATGGCGCCGGCGGCGCTCGCGATGTCAAGCACGGCCCCGATGTGGCTTCCCTTGAAGGCCCACGTTCCACCGGGCACCGCCCAATCGGTCAGGCCGAAGTCGATGCCCCAACCGATGTTCACGCCGTTGAGCGTGAGCGCCAGGTCGAGCAGTTGGGCGGCGCTGCGCGTGCCAGCCGCCGCGTGGTTCAGGATCGGCGCATACGGGGCGTCGAGCGCGGCGGCGCGGCCCTTGCCCTGCACGCTCACCTTGCCATCTGCAAAGCGGCGATCCCTGCTGCAGTCGGTCGCGGCCAGCCGGTACGGCACGCCGTTGACGGTCGCCAGGATGTCCACCGGGGCCACATGGATGCCGCGCCGGATGACGGGCCACGCGGCGGCCGGCAGCGTCGCCGACCAGCGCCACGTCCACGAAGAGGCGTCGAGGCTCATCGAGAAGGCCAAGGCCTCCAACGCCTCGCCGCTGTCGAGGCGCACGAGGCTGATGCTGTTCTGCACGGTGTAGACCTCCAGAATCGGCACGACGACGGTTTCGCCGGTGCCAGGCGGCGGACGGTGCCGCTCGCAAACAAAGATGAGCGTGGTCGCGTGCTGCTGCCGCTCGCGGAAGACGAGGGTTGTCGAGGGCTCGTAGCACGGGGATTCGGTGGGCGGCACGATGACCGAGCGGCCCGGCAGCGGGTACATGGCGGCCTGCCAGCGCGACACGCTGCCGACATCGAGCTGCAGGGCCGGGCCGAAGCGGTCGGCATGGTGGGCCTGCATGCGCTGCGCCTCCTGCCAGCTCGCGCGCACGGCGCGGCGCAGGCGCTCGGCCTCCTGATAGCGCACGCCGACGGGCGCCGGCGCCAGGCGCTGCGCCTCCTGCCAGCGCGCCGCAGCGGCTGTGCGCGCGCGCACCGCCTCCTGATGGCGGATGCCGGTTCCGGCTTCGAGCTGGCGAGCGGCCTGATACCGCGCGGCTGCAGCAGCACGCGCGCGACTTGAGTCCTGCCAGACTGTCGCGGTGCTCGACAATGCCGGCGCTGCGGTCTGCCATACGGACACCCGCCCGACGCGCGCACGCTGCGCGCTCTGATGCTTCGCGACGGCGCCGCCCTCGATCTGCCGCGCGACCTGCCAGCCGCTCGACACCTTGCCCATGAGCGGCCGGCGCGCCGCGCTCGCGTACTTCGCCACGCCGCCCACCATGAACACGGGCAGCGGGATGCGGCCGGCCGCCGTCGCGAGCGGCGGCATGGTCGCCGTGGCGCCACCGGACACGAAGAAGCTCGGCAGCGGGATGCGCCCGAACGCATAGGCCGCACCGCTGCTCGGTTCCTCGGGCTCGCCGAACACGAGAATGTTCGGCGGGCCGTCGAGCGGCGGCTTGCGAAAGATGAGGTCGTCAACCGCCAATTGCGACCTCGCCGACGAAGAAGGTTCCGCCCTGATAGAGCTTCGCCTCGGGATCGCCCTCTGGCGGGTTCTGCACGATGAGCTTGACCTGACCCGAGCCCGAGGGGCCGCTGATGCTGAAGTCGGCCACCCAAGTGCCATCGGCCTTTTCGAGGCGGCCCCATGTGGCGATGCCAGTCGCTACGGCCAGATCGCCGGCGGTATCGGCCTGCACGAGCGAAAGCGCGCCATCGACGACAGCGCCGACAGGCACCGCGAGGACCGCCGCAGCCAGCAGCGTGCCGACAGCACTTCCCTCGGGCGGCTGCACGCCGCCACACACGAGGAAGCGGGCACCCTCGCCGAGGTATGCCACGAGGCCCGGCCCGCCCAACATGGCGTTGATGGCGAGCACGTTCATGGCATCAGCTCCACCTTGCCATTCGCAAGGGTCAGGCCGTCCGTGATGACCGCGCGCTTTCCGTGCGCCAAGTAGTACGCGATGACGGTGTAGCTCTGTAGTTCGTCGACGAACTGGAAGTCGTAGCCTCCATCCACGCCGCTCCATAGCTCCCGAACCACAAGACCATCCGCCTCACGCACGAGCCGCACACGACACGGATAGGGCTTGTTCAGCGGGTTCACGTAGTCGAGCGTGAACCCACGCACGCGGCCGACGCCATTGCCGAGCACTCCCGTGGAGTAGTCATTGCGCCCCTTGGCGAGCTGCGCGAGTTTGGTTTGGCCGTAGGGCAACGCAATGCTGGCTGCGGAGGGCACGACGATCACACTGGATGGCGCAACGCGACCTTGCACACGGTTGACAACGATGCCCCCTCCGAACGGATCTGCGGGCGGGGTGAAGTTGGCCGCGTAGAGGCCGCTTCGCGTGATTCGCACCTCATCGATCTTGCCGCCCCATCCACCATTCACGGCGTCGTAGCCCGACGCGCCAAGCGTGATCGAAGAACCCACCAAATAGTTGTTGGCGTCCGCATAGCCCGCGCCCACCTGCACGCCATCCAGAAACAGGCGCGTCGTGCCAGAGACACGGCTCAGCGCGACGTGCGCCCACGCGTTCAAGGGGAGCGAACCCGAAGCCTGAACGATGACATCCGCGCCGTTCACGTTGAGCACGGCGCGATTGCTGGCGTTGACATACAGCGTCGGGTACGCGCCGTTGACGCCGGCCGGACGGAAGTCGAAGAGGATCGCGAAAGAAAGAGGCGTGATGCTCCGATAGGCCCAGCACTCCAGTGTGAAGTCTTCGTTTCCGAACGCGAGCGTCCCTTCGCTCGCAATCTGCACGGCATCCTGAACGGGACCGGCGCCGTCGCCGCGCCCTGTACCTGCGAGCGACAAGGCACCCGTGCCGAACTTCGGCGAGGTAGTTGAGATCGCCGCGCCCGCGCGAAATGTGATGCTGTGCCTCTTCACGTCGGTTGTCGAGGTCGCACCGTTCGCCCCATCGAAATGCAGCAGAACGCGCGCGGCCTCGGAGTCGAGCGCGCCAGGGTTCGAAGTGGTCTTGACGCGAGGCCCCGGCCAAGTGATGCCAGCCACCACCGCGAGGTCGGTCCAAGCGGAGGCATCGTCGGAGAACTGGATGTGTACCAGCAGGGGAAACTTCGACACATCGGCAGCCGCACCCAGCCGGATGTCTGTGACGGACACGGCGCCACCGGCACCGAAGTCCCAGGACAGCACGAGGCCCCTCACCGCTGCCGCGCTCCATGCTGCGCCAGTGGCCGTGTTGTCATCCTGTAGGCTCGCCACCGTGCCGGAAGTCGGCGCCGTGTTCGCAGTCAGGGCGGCAGGGGCATCGACGCGTGACCCCGCCGACAGCAAGTGGAACTCAGTGAGCTCCAAATCGCCGCCTGCATACGCTTCGATGCTGGTCGCGCGCCAGTAACGATGTGCCGCCATCTCAGCGCCACGGTCCCGTGATGTCGAAGAACGCCGCGCCGGTGCTGTTGGCGGTCGGCACAGCGGTGGTACTGGTGTTCGTCGTGTTCACGACGATGAGATTCCTCCCGGCGAGAGGCCCAGCACCCGGCACCCGGTCATTGAACTTGAAGCTGTCGAACGCCGACGTATGGGGCGTCGAGTAGAGGCCCGGCGCATCCCCACGAGGTGGCGATGCGGTGTTCACCGCGAAGTAGCGCTTCGACAGACGCAATGCCCCATCGATGGGACTCGGGAAGGACCCGAAAAGGCCGTCCATGCCAGAGGTCGAAGAGCTTACCCCGGTGTAGGGTAGACACATGTTGAGCAGGGCCGAGCCCAGTCCCGCAGGAGCGCGCGGAAAGGCGTGTTGCGTAGCGTTGTTGTACTCGGGCTGGCCGTCCGACTGCGAACTCGAATTGTTCGTGCTCGAATAGCCAAGCGCACATGCATAAGCATCACCACCGGGCCTGAAGGGCACGGCATCCCCAAAAAACTTGGTGAATCCATGCGTAAAGGTCGGACTCGATGCGTATCCGGGGCAGACATGAAGATAGAAAGCGCGCGCGTCGCCGATCAACATCCACTGCACTGCCGTGGCGTTCGCCGTGTTGCTCTTGGACCAGTAGCCACCGCCTGCGATCTGCAGCGCCGTAGGAAACAGTCCCGCATACGTATTGATGTCGCTCATCGACTCGCAGCCGACCACACGCGCAATCGTGGTGCCGGTGTCGTCAAGCCGAAGAATCATCTTCGTGCTCTGGGGGTCGGTCGATTGAAATGCGGCGACGTTGGTCCCGCTGAAAATCTCGGCGAAACCCAACGGCGCCATCTTCATCGTGATGGTGCCGGTGTAGGTGCCATCGGGAAGACTGGTCGCGAAGGTCACCGCAGTGGCGCCAGGCTTGCCGGTGATCTTCTGTTCGCCATTCATGCCCACCCAGCCGGTCGGGCCGCCGGCCACGCCTGCGATGAGCACTACAGAATCGATCTGCGCCGAGTGCGAGCCGGTGAATGCGGCCGTCGCAACGCCGCCGGTCACCGTCAACGAACTGAGCGTCTTGAGGTCAAAGCCATCCTTCAGGCACGCGCGGATGACGCCCAGGAGCGAACCGACAGTACCCGATAGCGCCGGCGCACCGGACATCAGGCTCGAAAAGTATTTGACGGTTGTATCGACAACAGAGGCCATGGTTTCTTTCTCTCTTTAGGGACGGTCCACGCCAATCAGGACGAGGATTTCGAAGGAGTCATCGAGCACCGTCTCGGCGCCCATCTGCACAGTGCGAATCGGCACAAAGGGGAAGGTCGCGGCCACCGTGTTGAAGCGGATGAGCTGGCCGGAAGCCCAGCCCGAGCCGAAGCCGGCGGCCGGGATCGTCATGTAGGGCACGCCCGAGGGGCCGAGCGGCGAACAGTCCGCAGTCATGGGTTGACCGGTGACGATCTGCCCGACGTGCTCGCCGATCAGGTTGTAGGTCGTGCCGCCGGCGTTGATCTGGATGCGCCACCGCTCGGTGACGGCGCCCTTGTTCGTGACCGTGATCGGGAAATCGATGTCGTTAAACGTCGGGTCCGCCGGGTTGCCGATGAGCGCGTCAGACCAAACACCGGTCCACGTCTGCTGATCGAAGAGCAGCGACACCCGCGCCTTCACGTCGCCCATGGGCAGCGCGCTGCTCACGCAGCTGTCACCCGAGCTGTAGTCGTGCGTGACGCGGCCGGCGAATGCCAGGCGGCCATCGATGCCGACATCCGAGACTGTCAGCAGGTCTTCGATGCGGTGCTCGACCACGACCGGCTGCACGTAGCTCGACACGTCGGTGAATGTCACGGTGCCGGCGTCGAGGTTGCGCGTGTAGCCCGTCTCGATGGTGGCGCCGTCCGCACCCACGATGCGCACACGCGAGAGGCGCACGCGCCCGACATCGAGGGTCTGCCCGTTGGACACCACGGCCGCCGGCATGCGCTTGGTGTTGTGGATGACGACGAGCTCACCCTTGCGGAAGATCGGCACGCGGCCATCCGAAGGCAGGCGCACCGGGTCGAGGCCGAGCAGGGTCGCATCGACAGGCAACGTCGTGTAGGCCACACCGTTGTATCGAATGGTGCTCGCGAAAACCGGGACCGGCTTCCAAATCTTGCCGTCGCTGCCGACCGCATCGGCCGAGTACCAGATGGCGCCCTCGTTGCCGGCGGCCGTCACCCAGTCGCCGAAACGCACTTTGCCGACGCCCGTCGATGCGTCGAAGGTGCCGTGCACGTTCGTGCCGTTGATGAAGCCCGAGGCGTCGGCCGTGACGTTGATCGTGCCGCCGTTGAGCTTCGTCGCCAGGAGCTGCAGGCTGTTCGGGCTGACAGGCGCCACCGGCGTGCGGAAGACGACGTACTCCACCGGCTGACTGTCCAGCGACGTGAGCAGGCTGTTCACGACGACCGAGGTCGAGGCCGAGGCCGGCCAGGTCGTGAGCGCGGCGGTATTGGTCGCGTAGTCGTAGGTGCCGGCCAGCGAGGCGGCGCCGGTGGCCGGGTCGAGGTCGGTGTAGAGCGAACCGGCCCGGTCGAAGTAGGTCTTGCCGCCGAACGTGAAGTTGATCGCGCCAGGCACACCCTTCTCGCTGGCGTTCGGCAGCAGCTTGATGAAGAGCTTCGGCTGATTGAACGTCTGGCTCTTCGTGGTGCCGGCGCCGGCCACCCGGAAATTCACCGTCACGAGCGCCGTCGAGTCGGTCGGCAGCGAGGCGTTGAGGTTCGCGTGGGTGTAGCCCGTGAGGGTGTTGCGATAGAAGCCCGGCAGGTTCGGCGAGAGCACGGTGCCGAGCACGCCCTGCGGGCTGACGGCCCATTGCGGCACCGGCACGCTCACGACGGCCTCGGGGTAGAGCTTGGCGATGCCGGTCGAATAGACGATGGTGCCGAACTCCACGCCCAGGCCATCCACCAGCTTGCCGGCGCCGTTGTCGGTGACGGTCTTCGTCGCCGCGAAGTTCTGCGGCACCCACTGATCTGCCGGCACGCCGTTGGTGGACTGCAGGATCAGATTCCAGTCGAGGGCAACCGAGCGCGGCGCGATGTTGGTCTTGCCGAGGTTCAGCGTGATGGCGCCGTCGAGATCGCGCGCCGGCGCAGGGAAAATCTTCGTCTCCGGCGCGCCGTGGCTGTAACTGACCGTGAAGGCCACGGCCGAGGCCGGCAGCACGTTCGGCCGCAGCTCGATGGTGCTCGACGCATAGGACACCGGGCCGGTGGCGTCGCCCGTGAGCAGGCCGCTGCCGTTGTCGCTGGCGTGCCGGTCGGCACCGTCGTTCCAGTCCACCGACACGGTGCCGGCCTGCGCCGCCTGATTGTCCAGCGCCAGCATGATCGACACGGCCGCCGTCAGCGTGCCGCTGCGGTCCTTGTAGTTCGCCTTTGCCGCCCAGGTGAAGATCACTTCGCTGCCCACGTCTGGCAGGCTCCCCAGCGTCGGCAGGGCCGTGCCCGTCACGAAATCCACCGTGCCGCTGCCGATGCTGGAATCCGTGCCCGCCAGCCTCCCGCCGCCGTCGTCGGCCAGCTCGTACCAATTGCCGCCGGCGCGGTAGGCCACGCGCAGCGAGCCAGGCGCCGGCGGCGGCAGGATGGTCAACGGGTAGTTGATGCGACGGCTCTCCAGCGTCACCGCGATGGAGGTCGAGTCGGCCAGCTCGATGGGCGCGCCGGCCGGGCGGAAGGTGATCGCCTTGTTTCCGGTGATCGTGGGCGCATCGCTGGCGAGCGTCATCGCGCCGCCGGCGTAGTTGACGCTGCCCACGGTCAGCGCGCCGAGCTTCAGGCGTCCGCCGTCGTCGGTCAGCGTGCCCGCCGAAGTCGCCACCGAAAGCGAGCCCGGGTAGGCAGGATTGCCGAAGGTGATGATCGAATTCGGACCGAACACTACGCCGGTATTCAGCGTCACGGTGCCCGAGCCCGAGGCAACGAGCGAGGTCGAAGAGCCGGCGGCCGACATGTCCACGAGCGGGATTTCGGTCGTGGCGCTCGGCACGAGCTGCGTGCTGATGGTGTTGACCCTGGCGGACAGGTCGCCGGTGCTCACGGGCGCGGCGAGCTTCGCGATGCCGTAGAACTTGGCGGCGTTCGCCACGAGCATCCGGTTGACCGCTGCGGCGGTCGCGGAGCGCTCGAAGAGGCGGCTTGCGGGCGAGCCCGTGTAGTCGTTCTTCAGGCCATCCAGCAGCTCGCAGATGCAGACCTGCGCGGCATAGTCCACGAAGGTGCCGCCGGTGCTGTAGCTGTAGGTGCGCTGTTCCACCGAGACATCGGACACGCGCACGTATTCCGTCTTGCCGCCGCCGCTGATCTGCAGCGTGCCGTTGATGTTCGGCGGCGTGGCGCCGGGGCGCTGGAAGATTTGAAGCGAGCGCTGCCCCTGAACGTGGTTCGACAGCATGTAGCCGTTGAACTCTTCGCCCGGGGCTGTGTACGCCTCGATGCGGTTCTGGATGCTCGCGCGGCGGTCGAAGAAGTCGCCCGTGTAGAAGAGCGCCGGGCTCACGTTCGCATCGAGCGGCGGGCGCGAGATGATGACCAGACCGCCGAGGGCGGTATCGGTGTTCAGGGTCTGCACCGTCGCCGCGATCTTCATAATGGACACGTCGCCGCGCGCGCGGTCCACCGCCGAGATGTCCTTGAAGATGGCGTTGCTGGCGCCATCGACGATGACCTTCGAGGTCGGCGCGCCGCCGCCCTCGGGAACGTCATCCATCACCTGCGTGGCGACGAGTTTCAGATCGGATTCGAGAATGGTCATTGTTCGGACGGTGTGACGGTGATGAGGCGCACGGTGGCGATGTAGGGGTAGTCCTCGGCCGGCAGCTCGGGGCGCGCCAGCGGCTTGCCCTCGACGGCCACGCCGGGCGCGAACTGCACCGTGAAGGCGCGGCCATCGGCCAGCACGAGGGCGTGTTCGCCGACCGGGTTCGCCTCGTTGAGCGCCTTCAGGGCCTTGAGCGCGCCGCGCTGGATCCATCCGGCCTCGACCTCGCCCTGCAGGGTGATCGGCTGGCCGGCCAGGCGCACCGCGGCATCGATGAGCGCAGCGCCGGTGACGGAGTAGCCGAGGCTCTTCTCGACGGCGTTCCACGCGAATTCATCGACCCAGACCATGCCGCGCGGAATCTGCAGCCCGCCGAGGATGTGAAACTTCGGTGCGGCCATGTCAGGCTCCCGGGCGCAGTGACGACGTGCCGCGCGCGGCACCGAGCTGAGCGAGCAGGCTCTCGATGGCGTCGGCGCCGGCGGCGTCGGTGTTCACCCGGCCATAGTCGCGGCCGTTGAGCTGCAACTGCAGGTTGACGGTGCGATTCGATTCGGGCTTCGGGATGCTGGTCGGGGTCTGGCCGTCGCCGAAGAAGGTCACCTTCTCGGCCGCCCTCAGCAGCGCATAGCTCAGCGTGTCGCCGCCGTACTTCTTCTGCCCGGGGTTGTTGAAGAACTGAACATTGCCCTTCTCGTCGGCGAACTCGCGGGCGATGCGACGGGCGGTTTCATCGTCCTTGATGCCTGCGTTCTTGAGGAACGCGGCGATCCCGGTCAGCGTGCCCAGGTCGCTGCCCGCGTTCACGGTCTTGCCGTTCTTGTCGGTCGAGAAGCCGTTCGCGTCGCGGCCAAGGCGTTGGTTCTCGAGTGCGATTTCGCGCTGCTTGAGCTGGATCTCTTTCTCGCGCGCCTCGATGTCGCGCTCGCGTGCGTTGGTGACCTCGCGCAGGGCGCCGGCCAGGCCGAAGGCCGCCTGCGTGGCGTTGGTCTGCGCGTCCTTGAGTTTCAGCGTGGCGCGCCCGGCGCTGTCGAGCACGACCTCGAAACCGCGCATCGCGGCCTGCGCCTGCACCCAGGCGGGCGCCACGCCGTTGCTCGCTGTGATGGCGGCCTCGGCCGCGCGCTTCCATGCCTCGCCGAGGCCGCTGGCGGTCGCCTGCCCGCTGTCGCGGATCAGCTCGTAGTCACGCAGCGCGACCTTCGCCATGGTTTCAAGCTCGGCCTTCGTCTGCACGCCGGCACGCTGGAAGGCCGCCGCGATCTCGGCCGCCGCGTCCGCCTGCGCCTTCTTGTTGGCCCCGGCGGCGTCGGCCGCTGCGTTGTTCGCCTTCTTCAGCTCATCGAGCTTCTGCACCGCCAGCTCGAAATTCTTCGTCTCGATGGCCTGCGCGTATTCGGCGCGCAGGCGCTCGACGGTGGCTCGGGCTTCCTCCGCCTTGACCTTCTGCGCTTCGGCCGCGCTGGCGGCCTTCTGGCCGGCTTCCTGCGCCCCGTCGCCAGCGGCCTTCATCTCGGCCGCCATGTTCGTGAATGCCGCCGCGCCGCTGGCCGCTGCCGCCGTGGTCTTCTCCGCGTAACCGGTCAACCCTGCCCAGCCGGAGCGCGCCTGTTCCGCGCCCTCGGCCGCGCGGTCGAAGGCTTCGCCGGCCTTCTCCCCGAAGGCATCCGCCACCGCGCCGGTCGCCTCGGCCGAGGCGCGCACCTCATCGGCGGCCTGCTTAAACGCCGCCGACAGGTCGCCGAAAGTGATCTTCTCCAGGCCGGAAATGATGGTGGCGATGCCGTCCTGCACCGCGCCGACCACGGCCGTCATGCCCTCGGCGATTTTGAAGATGGCCGCGAGCACGACATTGGCACCGGTGGACATGACGCCCCACACGGTCTGCACGATGTTGCCGGCGTTCTGCGCCTTGCGGCCGAAGTCGTCGAGCAGCGCGCCGGCACGGTCGGCCATGGCCTGCGCCTTCTCGACCAGCGCCGGCACGTCCACGCTCGCGATGAACGCCTGCACCCACTTGATGCCGTTCTGGAAGGCCGTCGCGAGCGCGTTTCCGAAGCGGCCCACGGTGCCATCGGCCACGGCCGCGCGCAGGGCGCCGGACAGCTGCTCGACGCCCTGCTTCAGCACAGGCAGGATGGGCGTGGTCAGCGCGTTGAGCGTGGAATCCCATGCGGTGCGCAGCCCGTTGAGCGCGCCCTTCAGATTGGCCTGCATCACGCCGGCCGTCTCGGCGGCGCTGCCCTTCGCGTTCTGCAGCGACCTGGTGAGTTCGTCGAGCTTGTCCACGCCCTGATTGAGCAGCGCGCGCAGCGCTGGGCCGGCCTCCTGCCCCACCGCCGCAATCGCTCTCTGCCCGCCCGGGCCGGCAGCGGCCAGCTCGTGCAGCATCTTCTCGAAGTTGTTCGTCGTGATGCCGGCCGCTGCCAGCTCCGTGCGGAACTTGCTGGCCGGGTCGGAGAACTGGGCGAGGATGCTGTTCAACGCCGTGCCGGCGCGGCTTGCGTCGATGCCGGCATCAGCGAACTTGCCGATGATCGCCACGGTGGATTCGAGGCTCAGGCCGAGCGTGTTCGCCAGTGGCGCCGCGTAGCTCAGCGCCTGCGCCAGGCCCGACACGCTGGTGTTCGTGGCATTGGCACCCTTGGCGAGCACGTCGGCCACGCGGCCGGAATCAGCGAACGACAGGCCCAGGCCGTTCACGATCTTCGTCAGGTACTCGGCCGAGGTCGCCAGCTCGACATCGCCGGCACGCGCGAGCTGCATGGCCGCCGGCAGCGTGCCGATCGCATCCTTGACGCTGAGACCGGCCTTTGCCAGGTTCTCCAGCGCGCCCGCCGCTTCCAGCTCGGTGAAGCCATAGCGGGCATCTGCGGCGGCTTCCTGCGCGGCCTTGCGCAGCGCGCGCATCTCGGCCGCTGTGGCGCCCGTGGCGGCCTGTACGCGGCTGAGCGCCTGTTCGAGGTCCGCTCCGCCCTTGACCCACCCCACGAACGCCTGAATGCCGAAGTAGCCCAGCACGGCGGCGGCGAAGACGGCGAGACGCGCCTGCAGGCGGTCGAACACCTTGGACGCATCGTCCTTGGCGTTGATGAGGATCTGGATCGGCTTGAAGGCCAACGGGAAACCTTTAGGGAAGTGGGAATAGAAGCGGAAGCCAGTGCGGCGACGTATGGCGCCTCATGCGAAGCGCCAGGCGTCACCGCCGCCGGGAGGCCGGCGACGGCGAGGAAGCGTCAGGCAGCCACGGGGCGACCGTCCACGAAGATCGCCACGCCGTTGGGCGGGGTCAGCACCTCGACATCGAACTCCATCGAGGTGTAGGCGTCGTCGCTGGTGATGAGCGACAGGTCACCGGTGGGCGTGAGCGTAACGAGCGGCATATAGGTGTCGCTCTGCTCGCCGTCTGCGATGTTGGAGATGACGCGCAGCGCACCGCGGCGCAGCGTCTTCTCGCTCGACTTGATGGTCTGCCAGGTCGCGGCCGGCTTCGTGTACGCGACCTTGATCGGGCCCGCAGGGATGTTGCCGCCGGCCAGGATCTGCAGGCGGCCGAGCGCCGCGTCGATGGTGTAGTCCGTGCCCAGCTCGAAAGGATCGCCGCCGGCATCCGGCGTCACGACGACCGCCGAGACATTGCGCGCGCCGGCCGGATTCGCGTCGGTACGGCCGAGCTGATAGAAGCGGCCCGGAATCACCTTCAGCGCCTCTGCCGCGACCGAGCCGGCCTCTTGCGTGGTCGTGGACTTGTCGCCCGAGATGAACATCGCGCGGTTGTCGATGCTCATGTTGTCGCAGGTGATCTTGCCGGTGCGGTCGATGCGTACGACGCGATCCGCATCCTTCACGCCCGGGCCGACCTCGGCGCTGTAGTGCGGCGCCTTCTCGGTCGAAATGCTCAGCGTGACAGTGGGGCAGTTACCGAAATGACGCTCGCCCGTGATCTGGTCGGCGTCGTCGATGGGGTCGAAGAACACGCGGCCGCGCGGGATGACGTATTCACTCTTTTCGAATTTGTTTGCCATGGTGGCTCCGTTGAAAGGGTTCACTCCTGACCGAGAAACCGGCCGGTCGTTGAGAAGAGAAGCTCGATGCCGACATGGCCTTCGAGCGGGTATTGCGGCGGGGCGAAGCGCACCAGCGCCAGGGCGCCCCACCGGCGGCCACCGGCTGCGCCGGGCTCCCAGTTGTGAAGCGATGCGATGACCGCCGAGAAGGCAGCATCGAGCAGCAGCGCGGCGTCGGGCCCGTGCTTGGCGCAAAGCAGCACCTGCCAGCCCGGCTGGAGCGCTACGGCGCCTGCCTTCACGTCCGATACCGCACCGGCAGCGAACATGACGGACGCCAACGCATGCCCGGGCCGTTCGCCCATGTCGGTCGTGTAGCCCTTGACGGTCCACGGGGTGGACAGCGACTCGCGCAGCCGCTCCACGATGACGGATTCGAGTGCAAGCATGGTCAGGCGCTCCCGAGGGTCAGGCGGACGAAGCCAGCGCCGTCAGGGTCGGTGCGCATCACTTCGTACACGGTGCCGCGAACGGTGATCGTGTCGCCCCGCGCCAGGCTGCCCAGGTCCGCCATGGCGCCGGAGCATTCCGGCGCACGCGCATCGACCTGTCCCTCGAAAAGATGGGCCGCGGGTTCGTCGAAGATGACAGGCACGTCACGCCCGGCCACCGTCGCGATAGCGTTGGCGAGATGCCCCAGCACGCCGGCATCCACCATGCGCTCGATCTGGGCGAAGGGAGCTTCCATCAGCATTGCATCCCTCGCTCAGCGCACCTTGGCCGCGAAGGACGCGTTGATGCGGTACGGCACGGGCAGCGGCGCCGACTGCAGCAGCAGGATGCGCACGGCCGGGTCTTTCTCGATCCACGACTTCGAGAAGTACGGCACCGCCTGGAAGCCGGCCTCCTCGTCGCGGATCGCGCCGTACGCACGGGCGCCTTCGAGGTCGGGGCTGGTGATGATGACGGTGTAGTCGGGCAGGTAGGGCACCAGCTCTTCCGTCTCCGGGTCTTCGTACCAGCCGGCATAGACCCAGATGTCGAAGTCGCCGATGTTCCCCATGTAGCGACCGCCCTCGCCCACCACCGTGGGGTTGAGCTTGTCGTTGCCGCGGAAGCGGTCGAGCAGCTTCTGCACCGAGGGCGCAGCGCTGAAGAGCTGCCAGGCTTTGACGTCCATCACGAGGGTGTTGGCCGCCGCACCCGAGTGCTGCGTGACCAGCATCGACCACTCGTTGACATCTTCGAGCGGATCGACGCCGGTTTCGCCCCACCGGTTGCCGGCGGATAGAGCCTTCGTCAGATCGGCGTGGCGGCCGAAGTCCACGACCACGGCCGGGTACTCCTCGCCCACCACCGTGACTTTGCCGGTGCGCAGGGCCTCGACCGCCATGACCTCTTGGCGGCGCGACAGCATCTCGAGTTGGTCCTGCAGGTCACCCGCGAGCAACGCCTGCTGACGCTGCGCCGGCGACAGCTCGCCGCCGATGCGCTCGCCGATGGAGCGCTTGAAGGGTCGCGAGCTGTCGAACACGCGCTTGTCCTTCACATAGGCCGGCTTGAAGGTGCCGGTCTTGAAGCCCTTCGACTGCACGACCTTGCCGGCCACGATGGGCGCGACGAAGGGCGCCAGGCGGCGACGGCCGTTGGCGACATCGAAATGGATGTCCTCGCTCGTCTCCGTCTGCAGGTCGCGGAAGAACGAATTGAGGATGAACGGTGCCGGAGCGGGCAGCTCGGCGATGACGCGCGCGAGCACGCCGGTGGAAAAGATGTCCATGAAAGTTTTCTCCTGTGGGATGAGGGGTGCGGGTGCTGCTGGTGTGGCTGCGGCCTCGTTCAGGCCATGTCGGGCAGCAAGGTGATGCCCTTGGTGCGCAGGCCTTCGGTGAGGCTGTCCACCGTGTGGCCGGCGCCAATCACCAACGCGCTCACGTTGAAGTCGCCCCGGGCGTAGCCCAGCGCCTCGCGGTCGCCGCCGGTGGCATCGACCGTTTCGGCGAGGATCAGATCCGGCTCTTCACTGCCATCGGTGGCCGCGGCGGCGCTCACGGTGTGCTTCTTCGAGGCGGTGATGACGCCGAGCACGGTGCCGGCGGCGTAGACGCGACCGGCCAGCAGCGTGACCTTGCGGCCGACGAGCAGGTGAGCATTGCCCGCGATGAGCACCTTGGATGCCGAGACGCTCTCGGTCTTGAAATCAGCGCGATAGTCCATGTCTGGAACTCCTGAGTTGCGGTCTGGGGATGAGCTGCGAATCAGCGCGAGCCGCGGAAGCTCGACACGATCTGGCTCGCGAGCGCGGCCTCTTCGGAGGCCGGGCCGGTTGCGGCCTCGACGCCCGACACGTCGGGGTTGCCCATCGTGGCCATGGCGGTCGCGAAGGCGTTGGCTCCCGCCGCCGGAGCTGCGGCAGGGGCGGCGGCGAGAACCGCGCCGGCCTGCTCGACCGTGAGGCCGCTGGTGACGCACTGGATGGCGAGCTGCGTGCGGCCCGCTGCGGCCTCGTGCGCGAAGATGCCGCTCACGCGCGTGCGTTCGGCCTTGGCGCCTTCTTCGCGACCCTCCGCGCGCGCGTTGTCGATGTGGGACTGCGTGAATGCGCCCGGGTTGGCCGGCGGGGTGCCGGCGTTGGCTGCTGCGGCTTGTTGACCGCCCGCCTCGTTGGTGGTGGTGCCAGACATTGAAACTCCTTTGTCGTTGGCGTTGGATCGGGCGGTCGGCCCGACAGGAAAGGACCGGCTGCGCTGGGCGGCCAGTTCGGAAATGAGTTGGTCTGTGGTGGCGATGCGGTCTGCCAGACCGGAGGCGACAGCGGCGAAACCCGAGTAGCTGGCCGCCTGCGTCTTGCGCACGGCCGCGGCATCCATGCCGCGATGACGCGCCACCGCATCCACGAACATCGTGTAGAGACCATCGATCTCGGTCTGCCAGGCGCTGCGCACGTCCTCGGGCAACGGCTCGTACGGATTGCCGTCCACCTTGTGCGCACCCGCGAAGATGTGCGTCACCGTGATGCCGTCCTGATCGAGCGCGCGCGAGAAATCGACGTGGCGCGAGACGACACCGACAGAGCCTGCATACCCCGTGGTTGTCACGGCCACTTCATCCGCCGCGCTGGCGCCGAGGTAGGCGGCCGACAGGGCCATGCCGTCCGCAATGGCATGCATGGGCTTACGCCCGCGCAGATCGAAGATGCGCTGCGCGTACTCGAAGGCACCCTGCGCCTCGCCGCCGGGGCTGTCGTAGACCTGCAGCACGGCATGCACGTCCGGATGGCTCATGGCGTCTTCGAGGTCGGCCGCCAAGTCGTTGTAGCCGACGAGGTAGATGCTCTCGGCCATGTCGAGCCTGCTGCGATGCAGGAGCGCACCGCTGACGTTGAGAACGGCGACGCCTTCGACCACGCGATAGCCACGGTCGCTCGCCTCGCCACGGCGCGTCGAGAACAGTTCCGGCGCGAGCAGGCGGGAACCTTCTGCCGCAGCGACAGCCAGCGGCGCGGCACCGAGCAGGCGTTCGCTCAGGCCGGCAATGATGGCGTCGAGCTTCTGCGGGTGGATCAGCAGCGGCGTGTTGAAGATGCGCGCGGCGATGTGGGGATATCTCATGCGGTGGTTTCCTCGGTCTGGTCGCTGCCGTCGCCCTTGCCGCCGCCGGATGCGTCGGGCTGGTCGTCATCGCTCGTGGTCTGGCCGCTGGCGGCGAGTGCCACGGCAATGGGCTGCGCGGTAGTCAGGCCGCGCTCGGCGGCCATGCGCAGTTCGATGGCGCGCTGGTCCATGACCTCTTCGAAGTCGTCGCCCTGCTCCGCGCATTCCTTCTCAAGCGTCGAAATGCCCGTCTCGATACGCAGCGCAGCGGCCTGCGCTTCCTTGACTGGATCGACCCAACCGCGACCGCCGAAGATGAAGCGCGCACGCAGGTAGGCGTAGCGGTTCTCGTAGAAGCCAGGGGCCTCGATCTCGCCGGCGTTGATCGCCTCTTCGAGCCACAGCTCATAGATGGCACGCAGCCAATAGTCCGACAGCCACCGGCGGCGGCCGTGGAAATAGCGCCAGGCTTCGAGCAGCGCGGCGCGTGCGCTGCTGTAGTTCGACTTGCTGAAGTCCTTCAGCAGCAGCTCATAGGGCAGGTTCATGCCCGCCGCGATGTGCCGCAGCGAGGCCAGCATGAACGCCTCGAAGGCTTGATTCGGACGGCCCGGCGTGAAGCTGGAGAGGCGCGCACCGGCGGGCAGCGGAATGACCGCGGCGCCCTTGAGCTGGCGGATGTTGCGGGTCTGCGCGACCGAGGCATTCCACGCATCGCGCGGGTTCTCGCCGAACAGCTCGGCAGCGGAAGCCGGGTCGAGGTCCGATTCGAGGAACGCAGCAACCAGCGAATTCGCAAGGCTCGCCTGCAGTTCGTTCGCCGCGTACTTGCCGGCCATATGGAATTCGCGCATGACGGCTGATACGACCGGCTTGCCGCGCGACTGCCCGGTGCGTTCCTTGTCGTGCAGATGGATGACGCGACGACGGCCCCAGGGAGTGAAAGCGGGCACGCGGTCCCACTCCATGAACTGCGCCTCTCGCGTCATGCCGTAGAAGCCGAAGGCGAAGGCGTCACCCGGATGGCGCTTGAGGATGTGGTACGCGACGGGAGCGCCCCACTTGTCGAACTCGATGCCCTTGCGGATGTCCTCGCGGTGCTCCATGCCGACCGGTGTCGCCAGTCGGTCGGACTCCACCATCATGAGCCGCGTGTTCCAGCGCGAGCCAGGACGTGGCAGCCACAGCGGCAATGCCAGAGCATCGCCGTTGAGCATCGCGCCGCCGAGGGCCTGCAGGGTCATGCCAAGGAGGTTCTGCGTGCGCGCGGCATCGCACTCGGGCGTCTCGGCCCAAGAGCGGAATTTGGCTTCGGTGACGTTGCCCCACTCGCGAGCGCGCTCGCGCGTCCAGCCGAGCAGGCGGTAATCCGGCGTAGCACTCAGGCGCAGCACCGAGCCCACGATGTTGTCGCGCAGGGTCTGCATGCCGCCGGCCATGAGGCCGTTGTTGCGGCCGAGGTCACGCGAGCGCGCGGTCAGCGTGTCGAGGTCTGGCAGCAGGTCGGCATCGGCACTGCTAGCTACCGGGTTCCAGTCGCGCATCGCCAGGTCGGTGCCCGAGGCGGCATCGTGTGCGGCCATCGCCGCGCCAGGGCGTGCAGACACGCTGGCGCTTGCGGACGGATGGCGGTGACGGGTGCGGCGCGCCATCTCAGACCATGTAGATGGGGCCACGCGAGCTGCCGCCCGAGCGGCGGTCAAGCTCTTCGCTCACGGCGGCGATTTCCTTGCGGATCTCGGCGACGTTCTGCTGGTACTGGACAGACCGCCCGTTGTGGGCGGCGCTAGTGGGAGCGGTTAGCCGGTCCTGCAGCGACGCCATGAGGCGCGTGCGGGCGGCTTGAAGTTCAGAAACTGAGAGGTGGCGGTAAATGCCCATGCATGCGATGACAACAGTTCATCGCGGACATTTCCGCTGGACCAAAGTCACAAACTGCAGTCCGACTCGGACAGAATGCAGAGTTGCATGCAACGTCAAAACTAACCTCTGCGCATTACCTGCTTGCGGTCACCAAGCGCCGGCATCAGCCTCAAAAAGAACTATGCAATCAACGTTTTATGGCTACTACCCTCCAACAGACCTTCAATATGGGTTGCTATGGAAGGAGGCAACAATTGTCTTGGACACCAACGTTCTACTGAATCTCTATCGCCTACCAACGACCGCGCGGGATGAATTCATTTCAGCACTGGAAAACCTGAAGTCTCGACTGTGGATTCCACATCAGGTAGCTCTAGAGTTTCAACGCCGACGGCTAACCGTGATTGCAAGCGAGCGAAAAAATACCGAAGAGGCAGTGAACGCGGCCAAAAAATTGGCAGGAGAGCTAAAGGCGAAGATCGAAGCGCTTCAAATCGACAAAAGGGACATTGGCATAGATGTCAAACCATTAATCGAGGGCTTTGAAAACGCCAACTCAAAACTCGTTGATGCATTGGACGTTGCGCACGCAAGACAGTTTGAGATATCAGCCTCCGACGCCCTTAGAGACTCGCTTGACAAGCTTTTTGAAGGAAAAGTCGGCGATGGCCCTAAAGATCAAAATGAACTTGACTCTCTTTCATCGAATGGCGACGAGAGGTATGCAAACAAGATACCGCCCGGCTTCGCGGATATAGACAAAGAAAAGAACCCAACGGAAGCGTACTTCTTTCACGATCACCTCAAGTATGAAAGAAAGTTCGGCGACTTGATACTTTGGCGCCAAATTCTGTCACATGCAAAGATAAACTCGATTAAATATCTGATTTTTGTAACGGCTGATAGAAAGGATGATTGGTGGTGGCGCGAACAAGGGCGGACAATCGGAGCTCATCCCGAATTACTTAGAGAGATGAAGCGCGAAGGTGAGGTAGAGCTCTTCTGGATGTACTCTCCGGCGCAGTTTCTCGAGCATGCCAATAAGTTTACGACCATTGAAGTTTCATCCCAGTCGGTTGACGAGGTAAAACAAGTCGCAGCAGACGATCTGAAAATTATTCAGTCTAATGAATTGAAAGTTAGCCCCAGCTTGCTTGATCGCGCAGCCTCACATCGCGAGCGAGCG